GTCTAGAGTTTGTTTACTCCAGAGATTTGATCCCCCCTACCGTACATCAAATAATATATAAGTTTATCTAATTATTTTCCTAGTCCTCCATCAACCAGCACAGTCTTCCTGCTATGACAGGCATGACAAAGCGCCTGATGGTTACTAGGTTTCCAAAACCCTGAATCATTAGGACCACTCACAGCTACGATATGATCAACGTCTGTCGATGGTGTTAGTTTTCCCTTAGCTTCACACTTAACACAAAGTGGATTCTCACAAAGAAATCTTTTCCTGTATCGCTGCCATCTAAAGCCGTAACCTCGCTGTGCTGAACTACCTCTGCGCTCGTCATATCGTTTAGCTTCCTGCTTCTTATGCTCCTCGCAGAATCTTTCAGTGGTTAACTGGTTACATCCGGGATAGCTACAAGGTCTTTGGCTTCTCGGTGGCAATATCATCACCTCAAAAGAAATAAGACTCGGCACTGGACCGAATCTTTTGACGAATATATAATATCACATTTTTAGGTGCCAAAACTCCCGACTTTACACCACTTAGTTATAAACTTTATAACCTTTGTACAAAGCAACCAGCAATAAGAAGTTCTCTCGCCACTTCCAGAAGGTTGTCTCAGAGACATGGAGTTTTAGTTGTATTCCTTTGGGTGTCAAGGTTCTGTTAAAGAACATCTCCTGGATAAATTCAGCTTTCTTACTATCTCCTACAGGAAATTCTCTCATGGCCCGCTCAATGGCGTATACTGTCTTTTCCATATCACGTATGGCCGTAGTGGTCATAAGCTTTATAGCCGTGTTGTATGTCGTATCGCTTATGTCTGTTCCTCTCGGGCCATCCTGCACTGAATAATTTCTCTGCATCAGAATATTATTTCTAGCTTCTTCAAGCTCAACTTTAATAATTTCAAAAACCCTTACTTCTTCTTCCAGGTGTTTAAGTTGACTTTTCTTAAGAGACGCATACCAGGCTCTTTTACTCTCTTTCTTAGTCATATCACACCTCCTGACTGATTCTTTCAATCCGTGCTTTAACTGCCTCCATCAAAGCCTCTTGCCCTGCTGCTTTTCGTTCCAAAGCAGCCACAGCCTCTTCATCCATTGTTCCCTCGGCCACCAGTCGCATAACTACGATTCTCTGCGTCTGCCCCTGCCTGTGTACTCTCGCATTAGCCTGCTGATCTTCTTCAAGGCTCCATATATCGTCAAACCATACGACAGTCTGACAACTAGACTCCTGCAAGTTTAAACCGTGTCCAGCTGACTTAGGATGCAACAGCAGTATGGGTATTCCATCACTGTTCCAGTCAGCTATATCCTGATTTCCGTCTTTACCCTTCCGCAAGATTCGCGCTTGCGGAAATCTCTTCTGAATCCTAGCCAAACTATGCTTGAAGTTATAAAACACCATGACCGGCTTGCCGTTTGCAGCCTCGATAATGTCTTCCAAAGCATCCAGCTTAGCACTGTGTATCTGCTTGACACCTTTATCCTCGTCATAAACTGCACCGGAAGCCATTTGCAGAAGCTTATTGCTCAGTACAGCCGCCGTAGTCGCTACAACATCAGCATCTTGATACGGTAATAACAAATCACGTTCTAACTTTTTGTACAGCTCCCGCGCTTGCGCCGAAAGTTTAATTCGGATAGTCCGGTCAATTCTCTCTGGCAACTCCAACCAATCGGCAGATTTCATACTCACAGCAATATCACTGATCGCCTCGTAAATCCTCTGCTCTGACTCTTTTTTCTGGTGCCACTTGTAAACCACATGCCCGCTACGCTCTCCCGGTGTAAAATATCTGTCCCGATAACCCGTGATAGTTTTACCAAGGCGCTCTCCTTGGTCAGCTAAGTATACCTGTGGCCACAAGTCTATAAGACCATTTGGTGCAGGTGTACCCGTTAACTCAACTAATCTTTTAATCAACGGTCGTACTCTACGTAATGCTCGAAAACGTTTTGCTTGGTGATTTTTAAAACTGCTCGACTCGTCAATCACTACCATATCGAACTTCCACTTTGTGCCTAACTCACTAACTAACCACTCAACGTTTTCACGATTTATTATATGGATATCGGCTTGCCTGTTAAGTGCATTTAAACGCTCTTTCCGTGAACCTAATATCTTTGATACCTGAAGATGTTTTAAATGCTCCCATTTGCCAATCTCACCACTCCAAGTAGATTCTGCAACTCTAAGAGGTGCTATAACTAACACTTTGCTTACATCGAAGTAATCATTCAGCAATAAATCTATCGCTGTTAGTGTAGACACTGTTTTTCCTAAGCCCATTTCCAAAAACAGTAATAACATCGGACAATCAATTATTTTTTGGGTCGCGTGTTGCTGGTACATATGCGGTTTATATTTCACCGGCTTTCACCTTTCCAATAAATTCATCTACGCCCTCACGAGAATCTATTTTAAAAACTTTGTGGCCTAATCCTTGGAGTATTTTTACCCATCGCTCCTGAAGAGGTTCCAGTGCTTTACCTGGTGCTTTCATTTCGACGAATGCGATCATACCATCAGGGAGTATGATTATTCTATCGGGTACGCCTCTATTTCCTGGCGATGCCCATTTAGGTGCCCGGCCCCCGATTCGTTCTACCTCACAAACCAGGTATCTTTCCAATGTTGATTCTCTCATAGTACTCTCCTTTTTGGGAGTTGCCGTGGTTGCCCCTTACACGCGCGTACTCGTAATTATAGGCGTTTAACCTATTTAACCTATAATTACATTGCCTACGCATAGGTTAATTATATATTTTATTTATTTATATATATATTACGGCAACTAAGGCAACCTATATGCGTGAAGCCTTGGTATTATTGGTTGCCGTGAGGTTGCCGTGACTAAGTATTTTACGGCAACCTCACGGCAACCACGGCAACCTCACGGCAACCACGGCAACCTTGCGGCAACCGTTTACGGCAACCTCAAATGATACGTTCAAATACTCTCTGAACACCGTAACCTGGTATTTTAGCCTTACCTTTTCGCTCCTTCCATCCTGGCATTTGCCTCATAATATCCATGATTTCTTTTGCTTCCCACGTGCGTATGGATCCTTTTTTGTTGTTTAAACATTCCGCCCATATCTGCGCGACACATACACGGCTTTTTAATTGTCCTGAAGTACGTTCCATGAAGTCTGTTTCTTCTGAGTCAAGCCATTCCTGAATTATCCCTTCGCGGGTATCCAATTCCGTGTGTAAGGCTTGTTGCCGCTCAGCTTCCTCTCTCGCTTCGTTATCCACCTCCAACGTTTCATCTGCATTAAACCAACTTAAAACCTCAGCCCATATCTGCCCGACAAGCTCATCAGTTAAGTGATCCCAATGACTCAATTCAGCTTTTTCGGGATTAACCTCAACCGGCCAAAAGCGACGATTACCTGTTGTGTCCCGTAGAAAATCCTTAGTGTTCGTAGTACCGAAAAAAATACATTTTCGCGGGAAGTCAGATACCTGTCTATCGTACGCAACCCGATATCGATCCTCAGTCTTAGATAAAAAAGCTTTAACTTCCTCTACTTCTGACTTTTTAAGCGCTGATAACTCACCAATTTCAAATATCCACCCTGCCTGTAAATGTTCTCCCGCTTCTTTATTTTCAAAAGTTCTTAAAGAATCACTAAACCACTCTCGTCCTAACTTTGCCAAAATACTACTTTTACCCGCTCCCTGCGGCCCTATCAGCACCAACATTTGATCGAATTTACAACCAGGTACGTATAACCTTTTCACTGCAGCGAGTAACATTTTACGGGTAACTTGTCTCACGTAATGGTTATCAGCGGCCCCCAGATAAGTTATAAATACGTGTTCAGCTCTAGTTACCCCATCCCAAACGTTAGACTCGAGGTAAGCTTTAATGGGGTGAAATTCGAACTTATGAACCACTTCTGTAAAAGCGTTTTGTATAAGCTTTGTACTATTTATTCTATAAACTTTAGCAAACCAGTGTTGCAGGCGTTTATCGTCAGATCCAAGCCAAGGCTCGTACTTTTTACCTACCCTACTCCTATCTCTCCAAGGTAGATCTTTTCGTAAGACTTCTGTATTACCGAAAGAATCGTAGGCTAAAACACCCCACCAGGGGCCGTGTGTCAATAACAGTTCAATATTACCGGCTGTAGGTAAAGGTAATCCTGTTTTATGATGGTTCTCTAATTTAGTGGTCCAATTGTCATCCTCCGGATCTTCATTTTCGTAATCGGTAAACGTTTCCCCACATTCTGCTTGCCGTTCTAATGCGCCGAACTTTTTAACTTCGGGTAAGGTTACAACGTAATGCTCCATAGCCAAAAAACTAGGTTTTTTATTGTCAGGTGTAAATTCTTTAACGTTCTCATCTAAATACCCAAACTTATGCACCCGTACCAGGTCAAAAACGTTATAGGTTCTACCATCAGCAATAGGATCGCTATCTTGGTATGAGTAGACCAAACCTTGATCCGGGAACACTTCTAAACCATTTGCGGATGTACCGTTAACATACGTATACCGATTCGGCATTGATCCAGCCACATATGACTCACTTAAGAAAGTTTCTATACCTTCCTCGATTGCGTAAGCCCGGCAGAATAATCCTATCGTGCCGAACTTTTCACGAGGATCCTGAGCCTTCTTGCTGATTAATTGGCCGCCTGTTTTATCCTTTGGGTGCCTTGGCCACTGTGATACGTCAGTCCAGTCATCATACTCAGCTAGTAGCCCATCGACACTAATCGGCTTTCCCTCGTGAACGTCAAATACCATTTCCGCATCTTTGCTGCAACTAGGAAGATACATGAGCCTATGTACTTCAAACGTCGTTTTATCAAAATAGTGCATCCCGATTTGCTCTGCCAGTTTACGGCTAATAGCCGAATATTCATCGGGTGATATAGGTCTGTCTATAAGCACAATAAGCCTGTATCTAGGGCTAGTTGATCTGTGGCTGTGAGTAGAATATATGAGATATGTACAGCCACCTAAAACCAAATCTACATCAGGTAAGAATTCTTCAGTCACATTATCCACATCAAATGTTATGACACTTCGTGTATCAATGTTCTCTTTTTTTCTTCGACCACCCCGGACGAGCCCGCCAACAAAAGCGGGTCCATCCTTGATTTTACCCTTTGCGTTCTTATCCATTGCGTCATATTGAGCCATTGTTTCGGGTGTGCGTCGTACTTTACTTAATCTGTCTATGAACTCATCCCAGGTTAAGTACTCTGGTTTCCAGTTCGTATCTGTTCGATGCCTACCAAAGCTGATATCAAGTTCCATTTGGGTATCACCCTTTTAGTTCGTCGGTCAGTTTGTGAAACATTTCAATAAATTGCTTTTTTGCTTCCTGCGGCGATAACCCTAAAACAGGTTTAAGCTTTAGATCTAAACCAGTTATACTCTTTGCCCAATTCTGATTATTAGGCATGATATTTTTGGCTTCATACTTTAAAAGAGCGTTATCAATATCCCTGAGCATGTACGATAAATGGTTTTTGGTCTCCGGGGTTAAACCGAAAGCCTCAAATATAGCTTTTTGTACTTTATACTCTAACCCGACATAGTAACCGATATGCCGTTTAATAGGTCTAGGTATATCGCAAATGTATGCCTCTGCCGCGTCGTGTAACAATCCTCTAAGTTGCACTCCAGGGTAATAATCTCTAGCTGCTAACTCCTTAGCAACAATGATACTATGCTCAGCAACGCTATAAAACCTTGAACAGTGACCATTGAAACGACACTGCATAGATAACGAATGAGCAATATCCGAAATATCAACGTCCTCTGGCCTCGGGTCTAAAGGCCAGAACTGCTTACCTGTAAATGTTTCTATAAAGTCACCGATACGTTCAGTCAAACTGGCCACCTCCTGAATATAACAACCATACTGGGAAACGGTGCACTATTTTTAGCACCACCAAACTTAAGTCGGCCTTTTAAAAATCTCAACTCTATCCCGGGTCGTGTCTGGTGTTTTTCACAATCCCAAATATACCTGTGAAAATACTTTGTGTCAGTTCTGGCAGGTAAGAGCATAACAACGGTAGTCCCAATCTTAGATTCAGTTACCGCTTTCTCTATCCACAGACCAATTTCTTTACCGTAAGGCGGGTTACACCAACAGGATCTAAAAAGCCACCAGTCCTGAGACAATCCGTCGTCCGAAAAGTTGAAATAGGTTTCACATTTAGCGTTGTTTGCCTCAGCGCAAACATCTACATCAAAGTTAAATTCAAAATTCAATTGGTCAAATAGCTCCTGTGGCGTCTCCCATTCTGAACTGTCCGAGGAAAACAAAGCTTTATCTACCACAAATTCACCCCACTATGACAGTAAATCATCTATTTCTTTTTTAATCTCCTCTACAGCAATATCTAAATTGCTAACCGATTGATTGAAATATGATTCTTTTAACTCAATACCGACAAATTTTCTACCTAATCCTAAGGTTGGATAACCCTCGCTACCGATACCAGCAAACGGGCTACAAACGATATCTCCAGGGTTAGACCACAATTTAACTGCCCTCTCCACAACGTCAAGTTGCAACGGGCAAATATGCTTTTCGTCCTGGTCATCACGGGCCAGTTTGCAGTTCAGTACGTTCATTTGGTTTATATCAAACCATACCGCGATTGACGGAAAGTTCTTAATAAAATCCTTAGTAACGTTTATATCCTTATCGTCGAACCAAAGAGGAGAAGCGTAATTCTGCCAATCACTGAGTGGAAAAGTTTCCTCAGTATGAGTGACCGGCTCAGGGTCTACGTAGTCATCTGCCCATTTCCTAAAAAGCAACAAGTAATCTGGCAGGCCTGTCCTACTATAGCAGCTATCCTTCCTGAGCTGTTTATACAGTAGGCCGTGGCTTTTTGTCCTCTGCATTTCTGTAACTGGACTTTTCCAAATCAGCACTTCCGCATGGTAGGTAAAACCGTGCTTTTGATGTAACCGGATAATCTCACCCCGGAAGTCCCTAAGTCCTGCCTTGCCATCCCTACCCTTGTAGTTAACCAGTTGCTTACAGTGGACTGCTGCAAGCCGGCCAGGAACCAAAGTCCTGTATGTTTCGCCTACCAGATAATTATAGTGTTTAAAGAACTCTTCGTCGTTCTTGCTGTTACCCATGTCTGCAATACTACTACTGTAGATATATAAACTACTGAAAGGTGGTGAGTATAAATGTAAGTGGACACTATCGCTTGGTAACCCTTTCAGCACTTCACACGAATCACCATTATACATAGTGTAGAAATCTGTTATTTTTTGGTCTAATACTTTCACGTGACACCCCCAATTAACCACTCGGGTAGTAGCATTTTTAAAGTTGGGCAATAGTCAAGTCTGTGTTTTTTGTCCTGCATAAGAGCGTGGTTTTTCAGCATCCCACCAACCATACCCTTTTTCATTTCCTCAAATAAAGTTTCTTTGGTCCGGACGATATCAAGGATCTGCTTTTCTGTTTCACCAATAACTATGTGGCAGTTAACCACTTTGTCCTGACCAAAACGCCAAAACCTTCTAGTCGCCTGGTAGAAAGATTCATAGCTAAAACTTAACCCGCAAAATACAACATTACGGCAGTTCTGAAAATTTAACCCAAAACCGAATATTGAAGGTTTGCTAATTAACACTCTTATTTTCCCAAACCTGAAATCCTTAGCTGCCGTTTCTTTTTTAATCGTGCTGTCACTGCCGCGAACGTCTACAGCATCAGGAATGGTTTTTTTCAGAGCGTCGGCCTCATAGTTTGTATCACACCAGATTGTATATTGTTCATCTGTCCGACTAACTATCTCCGCGCACTTAGCTACCCTATCGAGTAAAGTTTGCCGCTTCTCTCTGTGGTAGGTAGTAGCATTTAGCTTTGTCAGTTGGGACGGTTCAGCTATAGGTAAAATCTCTTCGATAATATTGAGTGGAGGTAAAGTATATCCCTCGTCTGAATAGCCCAGGTCACTCGGCCTGGATATACTGACAGCCCAATCTGATACCCAGTTCCAAAAGTCGTCTACAGCATGGCCTTTGAGCTTGTACTTACCCATGTTCATTGTATCGTTTATAAACCATACCGCCAGGGCCTCATGGCTTTCCATCACATTTAAGAAAGCCGCATGATTCAATATTTCCATGTGGTCATTAGGCGAAGGTGTGGCTGTACAAGCCAACTTAAACTCAGTATGTTTAAAGGCTCTAATAATCTGTTGTTTAATTTTCCCGCTGTAGGATTTCAGTATTGACGATTCATCTAACACAACACCGGCAAACTGGTCAGGATCGAACTTATGCAACATCTCGTAATTCGCTATGTTGACACCTGGTCTTACATCTGCTTGTTCCCGGCATATAGTTGTCTCAATCCCAAACTTTACACCTTCGTCGTGGGTCTGCTGTGCTACAGACAGTGGTGCTAGAACCAGTACATCACCAAAAGTATCTTTACACACTTGGTCTCCCCATTCAAGCTGCATAGCGGTTTTACCAAGTCCGCAATCAGCGAAAACAGCAGCCTTTCCTTTCCCAATTGCCCATTTCACAATATCCTTTTGAAAAGGGAATAGTTTAGGATTAATGTCTTCCGGATAAATATTAAAACCTTTGTTCTGTACCAATATCTTTTTGCTTTCAAGAAAAGCCTCGTAATCAGTCAATCAACCATCACCTCATTAAGACAACAGGTCATCTATATCATCAACCGGCTCAGCAGTTTCTTGTTTTAATTTCTTAACTACTTCCCTAAAATCCAGCTTCATAATGTCTTTTTTCATCTGAGCCAAGTAGTCAAGTATTTGCCTAACACCTACCAACTCGGAAGTCTTCAGACCATGATTAGCTAAGAATTTAAACAGAGATTCGTCAAACATTGAATAGTAACCGGCAGTAGTCCAATGCTCTTCTCCGACGTTTTCACCCTCAGTTTTAATTTTTCGCTGTTCAATGATGTAGTTAAATCGGTCAGAGGTTATTTTGAAATTTTCACCTACAAACAGTTCCATTTAATCATCTCCATATAATCCGATAATCGGTAAACTACCGGCCAAACTCCGGTAGCTATTAACGTCATGCAAAACCACATAACCCTTGCGCTCTTTATTCCAAGACTTCTGATAATCAATTCGCAAATCAAAACCATCAATTCCTGCCCTAACAGTTTGATGTTTAGCTAAACTTCTATACATTTGCTTCAACAATTCATAATCAAGCAGTATCGAATCACCCAACACCTTCACGGTCACAGGCGATCCTTTTATGAGTAGTTCTTGTAAATGCTCCCGTTCACGTTCCAGTCGCCTAAGCTCCTTGGAACTGCTATCCGATTTACGAAGTTTAGTAATTTGCTTTGTCAGTTCCTTGCTTTGTTCTTTTATTGATTTGTTAGCTAATTCCTTGACTTGCTTAATTTTATCCCCAGCGGTGAGGGGTCTAACATACATGGTCAATCAACTCCAACTTATACAACGTTTCTAACATCTGAGCATAACTCCGGTAAATTTGCCCCAACAAGGTGCTCGGCTAACTGCGGTGGTACGGCATTTCCGCATCTAGCTACTTGGTTAGCTTTAGAAAATTTATTACCCTCCGCGTCACGGTCGATAATATAAGTCTCTGGAAATCCTTGCGCCGCGAAAAGCTCGTGCGGCTCCAGCATCCTCATTCCGATATCAACTATTTGGTATTCCTGTCCTTGAACAGTTACCAGTCCAAACCTGTGTTTTGTCGTAATAGTGTGAAGTGGCTCAGTAAGTACCTGCCCTGTATCTGCCCCATAGTATTTCAGCAGGAACGCCCTAACTTCTCCCATATGGGTACCACCAGCGGAAACCGTGTGAAGTGGCTCCTTAACTGGTTGACCTATATTCATACCAGGACCGGTACCGCGGAATTTAATTAGGTGACTGGTTACAAGAGCAAAACGGTTAGACGTGTCAACTGTTTTTATTGGTTCGTCAGGCAGTTGCCCTCTGACTCCAGTTCCAGGCGTTTCACCGTGATACTTCGAGAGAAAAGCGGTTACCAGAGCGTTGTGGTCAGTGGTCGTAACTGTGTGTATCGGCTCCCCTAAGCTACTACCAGGACCTGTATAATTGCCGCCGTAGTGTTTAGCTAAAAAAGCTGTAACTAACTGTGATTTGCCCATGCCTCCAGCTGTGATTGTCCCCAGCGGGTCAGTTACGCTGTGACCAACGCTTTGCCCGAATTGACGGGCTATCACAGGAGTAATCAGTAAATGCTCTGCCTTTGTCGTGACTGTGGTCAATGGCTGTTCTACCTGGTACTGCATCCGATCACCGCCAAAACCTGTCTGGCCAATTCGCACTATAAACGGCTTGGGATTATCTATAACAAACTTCTGGATACCCCTGGCAATACGCCGCATAGTGTTCTCAGCCAGTGGCCTTTTTCGCTCAAAAATACTCGGGCAGGGTAAGGACCAGTCAATAATCTCGGCAGCCGTCCTCCAAGGCAGAAGTTTACCAGATTTCACCTCTGCGCTCTCTGGATTGCCGTGTGTTGGCTTTGGCCAAACAATCGGCCTGCCGTCGCATCGAGCAATTAGGAAAAACCTCTTTCGGATAGTAGGCGCCCCATAATCACAAGCCCGTAACTCTTTATGCTCTACCTGATAACCTTGCCGCTTAAGCGCATTGATGAAAGAATTAAACGTCCGGCCTTTTTGTTTCGGATCTGGGATAAGTATGCTTTGGTCGGGCGGAACAACTTCTCCTGATTCGGATACGATGATTTTGTCATCCTCGTCTTCATCTTCAGAACGTATGAGCTTTAACATTCGTCCTGTTTTTAGATCTGTCTTTGCAATTAGTGGTCCCCATGTTTTGAATTCCTCGACATTTTCGAGAATAATCACTCGGGGTCGGACGGTGGCTGCCCATCTGACAGCTACCCATGCAAGCCCTCGGATATGCTTCTCAACCGGCTTGCCACCTTTGGCCTTTGAAAAATGTTTACAGTCCGGACTGAACCAACATAACGCAACTGGCCTGCCTTTCGTAGCTTTTCTTGGGTCTACATCCCAAACAGATTCACAAAAATGCTCGGTGTCAGGATGATTTACCTTGTGCATGGCAATAGCTACAGGATCATGGTTTATGGCTATGTCTACCGACATACCTATTGCCAGTTCAATTCCTGTCGATGCCCCGCCACCTCCAGCGAAGTTGTCCACAATAATCTCTCTAATTCTTATCACCTTTTTTCTTACCGAATTTAATGTTTATCTCGCCGCCACGTAACATAATACCGACGAGTATTAACCAAGGTAGGCTCAGTAAAGCAGTAGTAAAGTAAAGTTCTAATTTTTCCATAGACATAAATCAATCATCCTTTTTATAGTACATTCCTGAAAATCCGTCAGCAGGAGTAGGAAGATCTGGCGCCCACTTGATAGGCTGTCCCATGATCTCGTTAAGCTCCTTCAAGCTGCCCCAACCTACCGGCACATCACAAACTATTTCATCGTGCACATGTGCCGCAATCCGATAACCCGCAGCATCAACCCTGATAAGTGCTTCGGCAAGGCAATCTCTGGCTATTGCTTGAATTACATTTTCCACCAATTTGCCTCCGTATGTGTCAACCTTCGACCAAACCTTTTTCACTTGATCCATGCCCCAGTAAGTCAATTTTGGTCTATTGAATCGTGTGTCGTTTTCAATTGCTGCTTTGCAATACGCCAATCTCCTGCCCGATGGTAGCTTGATGAACAAAATACCTGACTCAAAACTAAACGTAACGCCGTACTGCAGTTGCACTACCTTCCTGTCTTTGACGGCTGATATGGCTGCCTTCTCTACATCTTTCCACAGGCGCACTATGGCTGGATTAGCTGCCCTCCAGGTACTGACCAACTCAGGCAGTTCTTCCTCAGTCAAACCCATTTTCAAAGCACCCATTGTTACCAATGCCCCAACGCCGCCTTGGTAGCCAAGGGCCAGCTCAGAGATCTTACCTTTTTGCCTCAAAGGGTTTGCCTTCGTGATAGACTCCAAGGGAACCTTAAACATTTGGGAAGCAGACGCTTCATATATCTTGCCGTGTGTCCTGAACACTTTCATGCGCCACTGTTCACTGGCCAGCCAAGCTATAACTCGGGCTTCAATTGCACTGAAATCTGAAACGATAAATCGGCAACCAGCAGACGGGATGAAAGCGGTTCTAATTAGTTGGGATAAGACATTTGGGACGCTATCAAACAACATTTCCAGTATTTCATAATCACCCGATAGTAGGAAATTACGCGCCATGTCCAAGTCACGCATACTGTTTTTGGGCAAGTTCTGAAACTGAACAATTCTTCCAGCCCATCTCCAGGTTCTATTAGCACCGCAAAACTGAAACAAACCTCTGACCTTGCCATCCTCTCTGACGGCTCTTATCATAGCGTCATATTTCTTTACTGAGGTTTTAGCCATAGTTTGACGTAATATCAGCATCTTTTTAACCGTGTTATTTTTAGTGGTTTTAATCAGTTCTGCTACGGTTTCCTTATCCAGGCTGTCAACCTCTATACCTTCTTGTTCAAATATCCAGTTTTTAAGTTGCGCAACGCTATTCGGATTGTCTAAATCTGTCAGCTTTTTAGTTTCTTCTGTTTTTCGTGCTTGAAACTGCAGATCACACTCAATGGCGTTTTCAACTAACTTTCTGTCTATCTTAATCCCTGTATCGTTAATCTTTTGGTCTAAGCACCAGAGTTTATGTTCGTGTTCAGGAACGGGAAACTTCTCAAGTTTCTTTCTTATATCACGTTCTACAACAACGTCCTGCCTGCAGTATTCCTTGAATTGTTCCCATTTTTCCGGGCTATGTTCAGGCAGGTTCCTTGTCCTCCTACCGTTGGCTTTTGTAGGTTTGCAAGGAGTGCAGAAATATTTAATTAGCGCCTTTCCTGCCGTGTCTTTTTGCTGCTCCAAGCCCAGCACCTTAGCAACATCCTCTAACCTTCCAGGCAGCCCTAAAGTTAACGCATGAACTGCCGTACAGCGCCAAAACATAGGATCAACTGGTAACCATAGGTGTTCGTTAATACATAGCCGTTCAAAATTTGCGTTATAGGCTGTTTTGATAATGTTCGGGTCAATCAAAGCATCTGTAACATCTTTGTGTAGTGACTCGCCGCTGGCCAGGTCAACAACCTGGACTGGATCATCATCAAAAGCAAATCCGAACAAGATTATTTCAAAATCCGGCGAAGCTACGTATTTGTAGGCACCCGAGGTTTTTATATCTACACTGCTAAAAGTTTCTAAATCTATACTGAGAATAGTCAATTGGTCACTTCCTTTAAAGCCTGAAGGTATACGTTAATATTGTGAACGGCCCTACCCATGTTACGCTCGTTACTGCCCATCTCTCTTGTGTCTAAACCTATCGAACGGATAACCTCACAGGCAGGGCAGTTGCATATCGGTATTTGTTCTTTAGCTAATTCTTTAACACTGTATTTTTTAATGCCGCCACCACCACTACTGAGGTCTAAAGCGTAGTAACTCGCTCCAGTAAAAGCACTAAAAAACATTGAACTTCCGTCAAAGCTGTCTATGCAGTACTGCTTATACTCCCGTACCCAACGGATTGATGAAATACCTAAGACGTGTATTTTGAAAGGTTGCTGCTGTCTTAGTTTACATACCGCTTCTAGTACAGAATGGATATATTTTTTCGCCCCGGCTCTACCGGCCACACCACCTATGGCTAGATATTTGTAACCCATCTCTAAGAGTTCCTGAGCCGCCATAAGGCGTGTATCCAAACTATTGCCGTGTATTACACCAACCGGTATTACACCCTTAGGAACTAACTTTATAAACTCTCTCGCATTGTCTAAAGTTATATTGAGTCTGTACAGTTCTTCCTCTGGCGTATGGTTCCTTAAAACCATGTGGTCAGGTGAAGCAACCATATCACCAGGGCAGGCTAGTTTCCTATACATAGCAGCGCACCCTGCCGGACCCCATTTCGGTTCCGGTAGATGCTTGTAACTCCAGGCACCGCAATCAAAAAATATTTGTTTCGCATGAGGTGGCAGCGGTAAATTTTTACTATAGATAAGGGATGTTAAAAACTGCTCCGGAAAAGGATTAATATATTTCCAAATTGGTTCTTTAACCCCGTTTATTTTTAGATGATCCCTATTCCCGATAACGCAAAAGAATCTAGGTTTCATCTCAACAGATCTTCCAATTCTCTAGCCTGCCGGTCACGCTCAACGAGTGCTTTGTACCTATCCACATCAACCTTCTGAACAATCCAGTCCTTTGCCTTGGTAGAAGTCTCAACAAACCCGGCAACCTTAGCAACTCCGTACCCCCTCACAGTATGGCACACAACCGGGTCATCAATCTTTAGATCCAAGTCAGTGAAGAAGTCATATTTGACTTCGTTATTTCCCGCAAAAGTGACTTGAGCTATTTTCTTAACATCGACTAATACATCGCTACCTGATAATTTCTCATTATCTCGTCTAAGTTCGTGAATAGCGGAAGTTAGTGATTTACATTTATCCTCAAAACCGCACATACTACAAGGGATGTTACAACTTAGTGCGTCCATATATTGATCTTTAATAGGACATAGTTTTAACCTGCAATTTCCTTCACAATCATCAGTATTCAGCGGATGGTTACAAAAAACTAATACAGGAGAGGAACGATCTTCTACCCCATCTAAATCCTTCTCAAACATACAATTTTGATGTTTGCAACCTTTACCATACCACTCTCTCAATTTATCAACTCCCAAACTATTAGCTAATTTAGCTAAAACATCACCGTGGCAAAGTTTTGGTTTACACCAGCATCCAAGCGTCTTTCCTTTCAAATCATGTAGATCATTCAGCAAATCCGGTCTCAACAAGATGTGTTTTTCGTACTTGCCAATAACCTCTTGCCGGGATCCATCCCTACCAATCAGAAAAGGGTTGCCCCACTTTGATGGCCTGCCGATGTAAACATCAAACTTTTTACGTTTGCAATGAACTACTTTAGTTTTCAAGGCAATCTATTGCACCAGTCTTTAAATTCAGATATCAGGACTTCCAGAAACCTAGCTTCGTGCTTCATAGGTTCAAGGTATGCTTTAGAACTACATTCATGCGAACCGCCCATATGAAACATCTTGTCACGTAATTTATCTTCAAGGTTCTTAACAACCCGGCCCATCATATCTTTAGCACCAAAATGGCGGTTTTTATCGCTTAGATCTGCCACCTTAGCCAGCAGATTAGACATTTCATTGATTATTATTTTTAATTCTTTAGGAGGCTCCAAACAGTTCAAATCCTTTCATCACAGGCGGGTAGCGGTTTTGTTACCCGCCTGCTTATTAACTATTTAGTTTAGGAAGTCATCCTCAGAACCATCCTGTACAGCGTCAAAATCATCCTCAGCACGACTCTTACCTGCCAGTGCCTCACCGTCTGCAAATTTCTGCACGTTATTCAACCCACAACCAACGCCTCGGTTTCCCTTAGCATCGAACGGAAAGAAGTTCAAACTTACACGGACGTAACAACCGGGGTAAATTTCAGACTGGTCAAGTATCTGCTGAACATTTTTATCCACGATACCAGGCTTCTGCTTACTACTGGCATTCAAGAAGTAGTGGCCTGCGTATTCCGGACTATCTTCCCTCTCAGTGTCGCCATCACGAAGCGGGGTCTTAAGGTTTCCCGGCAGTTTGCCTTTCCATTTTGAAGAAATACCTTCCTGTTTAGCTGCTTCAACTGCAGCCTTAATTTTGCGTAAAGTTTCAACATCAGACTTCGGAATCAACAGACAGGCTGAATATTTTTCCTCGCCCTCGTCGTTGATCTTAGTAGGCGTAAACAAATGCGGGTAGGATAATCTCACTTTACCGGTTACAACCTTTGTACTAACTGTTTTTTGCTGTGTTGACAATTTGCATTTCTCCTTTTCGTCGTCTTCTTCTAGTATTCCAAGCGGGCACGGCTCATCCGGAAACAAATCATCGGGGCACTCGTAGCCGTAGGCAGGTACACCTTTGCAGCCTTCAGGACATTTCCAATCACTCATAACGTGGCACCTAAGAAAAAACTACCTACTATCAAAATTAATGTCAGAACGTAATACTTAACTTGGATGCATAATCCGCCGATATGCAGTTGTAGCCAAGGCGACCATGGATAGCGGCCGGTTCCAACCATCCAATTTGTAATTCCGTAGCCTTTCATTTGGTCTGAGTAAGATACACGTACGGGTTTATTCCATGGTTTAAACAAATTGTTTCACCTCTAATCCAAAACGCTGCTAAAATCGTCTTCTGCCGAAGCAACACTGGAAATCTCCGGCCTTTTATCGTTCTCCGGCGCGAGTGTCGGCTTGCCTGCCGGTTTAACAATCAAATCACTAAGTAGCTCGCTAAATTTCTTTTTACCTATCAATTTTTCAAGTGCTGTAATACCAAGCATTTCTTTTGGCTTGTGTATCAAATCATCAGCAAAACCACTTACTATGAGTTTGTCAGCGGCATCAATAGGATCGGTTATTGTCCGTTTGCTCCTACCCTCGACAAGTTTCCAACCTGGGAACTTAACGTTATGGTTAACAGCTTGGTCTAATGCGTATTCGTCAACATCCTTAACCCAGCTTTGAAGTTCAGCAATCTTGCCTAGGATTTCTGCTATCTCGTCATGTGACAAAAGCGGCGGTTCTTTAAATTCGTACTGTGCGAGCTTCAAATTTTCTTCAGCCCTGGCTCTACAGGTAAATCTAGCCCGGCAGAATCTGCAATGTTCACCGGCGCAAAATTCACCTTCGCCGGCAAAAGCTTGTTTTGCCTTTGGTACTACCTCAGCGTCTGCCCATTCAAGCAGTTCTTGCACAGTCAGTTCCTCAGTTGATGTACTATCAAGTCTAGGTTGAATAATGGTCATTCTGACTACAGAGAAGTCATACAGCATTTCGTAAGTATCAATAGCACCTAACCCATACAGCCTCATTTGTGGATTGTTTTCAGCGCTAACAGGTACACCTTTACCATACTTCAAATCAATAACCTCGATGGCTCCATCGGAAATAATAACCACGTCACCAGTGCCAAAACCTTTAGGTACCCACTTGCTATAATCAAGTTTTTGTTCCAGTAGTGCTAACGTACTAGGATATTTAGACTTAGCAGCCATGTAAATCTCAGATACTTGACTAACATAATCGTCTACATAATCACCCATCTCAGCAGAGTACATAGGATTAGCCTGAAGCTCAGCCAGCTTCTTTTTGAACGCTGAAGGCTTGATACTATTAGCTATCTGCCTACCAAGCCTCAAATCAGCTATAGCGTGGGCATGACTACCTTCTGCAGCGTATTCGCTTTGTTCGTTTGGGAATTGCTGTTCTAACCTAGCACTAGGGGTACATGACATCCAACGTTTAGCTCCCGAAGCGGAAAGTGTAGCATGTGCCATATTAAAGTGCCTCCGCTGCAACCCACAGGTCATGTAATTTTTCTGTCGGCACATCGGATACTTTAGCAACACCAAAACTTTGTATCAGTGCTTTGACAGCTGCCTGCTTACCTGCTTGGGCAAGAGCCCCCAGCTTAGTTTTCACATCATCGAGAGCGATTACCGGAGTATCTTTCTTGACATCCGTTTCCGGTTTATCTGTAGAAGTTTCTACACCATTGCCAGCAGCAGGCTCAGAGTTTTCGGCAGTAACAGGCTTATCAGCGTTTTCTGCCTTATCAGTAGCACCTGCAGCGTCAGCTAGTTTAAAGTTAAAGTCAGATTTAGTTTTATCAGCGGACTTAGATGTATCATCTATGGCAGAAGTTATAGTAACCCGAGGTACGGGAACATTAGACATAGCACTGGCCAAGTTATTAAGTGCTTCGCATAGTCCCAAAGCGTTTATGTTTACGTTCAAATCAACTGTTATTTTCATTTTAGGTAAACCTCCGTTATAATTAGTGTGGGTATTTTTTTGTTGGCGCCTCTAGCCGCGACAACGGACCGAGGCGCTCTTTTTAATTTCTGTAAGTTTATAAGTGTTGAGGAGATACTTAGTGGTTACATAAGATTTGCACCTCCTTAAGTTAGTACCACGAAACCAATCAGCTATTTATCTAACAAAGCAATCAGTCCGTTTTCGTACTTAAGAATTATTTCAGCATTCTTACCCCCTACACCAATGCGGTCCAAGATATTACCGGCACTACAGCAACCACGCATAACGGTTTTAATGCTGTTAGCTACATAACCAACGTGCTTATCACTAAACAGCACTTTAACTGCCTCCAAGTCATAGGCGTTTTCAGGTTCTTTCACCAGTATAACTTTATCACCCACATCTAAGATGTTAGGTTGGATGAGGTGATTAACGCCCACAATACTAACTAATCTCATGTACTTATACCCTCCTAAGCTAACTACTCAGTCACAATCAATCTATCCAAAAGAATCAGGTCAGCAAGCTTGTCCTCAAAATAGGACTTAACGTTCTTCCGTGCCTGCATCCTCCAAGCACCCCCGTCTGCCTCAAACAAGGCTGCTTTAGGACCATTCTGCAAGCGTAACAGGAACTCGCCCTCGGGTTGCTCTACTTCAATGAAGGTTCTGTAAGGAGCCAGCTTAACAATGGGGTCGATAGTTACCTTCGAAACAGTAGCAATGCCAGTTTTTGCAGTAACCGTTTGGGTTATTCCATCATCGGTACTAGTCTTAATTGCTTCTTCAACGACACCACCAAGCAGCTTGACCAATGCATCCCTAGCTTCCGATTCTACAAAAGTGGATTTAAGCCTGATAATCATGTCTTCGAGGTCGGTATACATGCCTAACTTCTGTGCAGGTATTTCGGCTTTGGCTACGTACAGAAGGAACCTTCCAAAGTCATCTCTCAAGCAGGAATGTACTTCTACCAACTCCGGACCAACAACGTGTATAATTAAACCGTTTAGCCTGTTGTGCTCATATTCTTTATTGATTAAATCAACAATACTGAGCAACGACTTTGTGGTAAACGGTTCGGGTGATACTTCAGGTACACGGTAAAGTGTTTTGGTCTGGTACTTCAACCCATCAATTTCAACTGTTTCAAGTTCTTTCAACGACATTAGATATTGCAGCCCATCCCTATTTAAACTCAAATTAGTTCACACTCCTCAATTGAAATATTTCTGCCTTGTTACTGTCAGGACTGTCCTTGACATATTCAACCGCCACAGCGTTACCTTTGCGGTCAGTGTCAAGGTTCAGTCTGGTCAAAATAGGCTTGACCGGTGCTAAAGTAGCTTTTGCCTGTGCTGAACATGCCACACTTTCCCTGTTTTCGTCTACCTCGAAAACCAGAGTAACGACTAACTTTCTTTTGTCCTTGGTGCTGGTATTCGGATCAACTAAGTTATTTAAAACCCGGCCCAGCTCGTTTGTAATCTGCTCCTGGATTGCGCCTTTTGCGAGTTCTAAAACGTTGATTTCTTTACCTACCATTTATCTTTTTCACCTCCTTAAATTAGTACATATAACTTATAATATTAAGTTCTTCGAGTTCCCTGAATTGTTCGTAAGTTATTAGTCTTTCAGCGAAAGCCTTGCATATCAGGTCCCAAAAATTTTCTGAACCTAATTTACTAAGTAACTTCTGATATGTTTTAACCACCCTCTTAATTAACTCTTGGGGTTTTACGGGTCGCCCCCAAACCGATAAACTTACTATGCTTCTTTTAGCGCTTTGTACGCATCTCCGGCGTTTTTATCCCTTTTTAAAGCCTCGCCATCTTGCGTCCAGTCCACACCCGCCATGCATTTAGTTACGGCTTTAACGATTGTTTTCATAGACTTAAAATCCCTGGTGGTTAAACGCCATCCGCTCTTTTCATGTGATACCGTGTAAGTGGATTTATTAAGTTCGCGGTGAATCATAACCCCCGCAAAATCAGGATTACGATATACTGTAAGTTCCACCTCTCCGCCATCTGTATACCTCACTTTACCTTTCCCTTTAGTCCAACCAGCCACTGCAATATTGGTTTCAACCTCGTCAACCAGCTGCCTGACAAGCATTGTTGCAGATACATTGTCTTTGTCCAGATACGCCTTTATCTCAACCGGCAGTTTACTTTGATCAAGAATCTCCCACTGGTGCTGCAGAAGGTTTTGTATTTCGATAAGTTTTTTAAGCATACCGGCGATTCTTCTGCTTAGACGCTTTAGCCATTTTCCTTTTACGCCTCTTTATTTCAGTTTTACTAACAATCCTTTTGCCGGCTGCTGTCCTGGGGTGGTTGTGCATAAGTTTAATAAATTTCTTTACAGGTTTATCCTGGTTAACAGCTATATCGACACCACCAATCAAGGGTAAACATTCTTTCAGTTTTCTTAAATACATATTTCTATACCTCCTAACTAATTTTGTCTTCCCAACCAACCCCGATATAGTTCAGTACCTTACCCCAGCCCCATTTGTACATCCAAAAATTCCACTCAGCAGGTGAATCTTCTCTGAGTCTATCGAATCTATGCGGCCGCTTTTCCATATGGATGCCGAAGCCACACATTGTGCAGCCGGTTCTCTTTGCCCTCGTGGTGTCCAAAGTTCCGTTCGGCAGTAGAACTATTTCTCCGTATATCTCAGGTACCGGAACATCTAATTCTAAAGCTAATCTCAGTAAATCGGATTTTGAGAATATCGCAAACGGGCAACTTCGCGTAACTGTTTTCCCGAAATAGTTGCAACCGTTTTTCCGTAGCCCCTTCTCCCTTTGTCCTCCCTCTGAAGCCATTAGGCCCATATACGGGAAAAGCTTATTTTTCTTAGCAAAATCATTACATGGTTTTTCCTTCATATGGTAGCAACAATCTGCGCTAACCCTAAATGGCGCTGTTTTGCAAATTAATTCCGGCCTGTGGTGGTTATACAGCCCCCCGAATAATTTTATCCATTTTTCAGGTAGCTTGATTTTGTTACTATGCTTAAATCCTCCCTGAGCACCCATATCACCAGTCATAATAGCGTGAATAAAGGTCTGTTTTGGGCTGTCAGGAATCTGAAGTATACTTATCTTTTTGGCTTTTTCTTTACTCACGACAGGATAGCCGAATTCTTTTATAACCTGCGTTTTTAACTTTCCAGGCCTTAAAAAGACTATATTACTAAGCTGTCTGTGTATTTTTTGTATACTTCGGTCTTCTAAAGCAGATACAGACGCCCCAGGAATGTCCTTATTAACGTGTTTTTGCAGAAATAATAAGAGAGTGATGCTGTCTAGTCCACCAACCGAACAGTAAACCTTACCACCCAGTTTTTCATAAAACTCACGAGCTATGAGCTTTGCGTGTTCTATTTTCATTTCATATGGCAATGTCTGTCTAAACATAAAATCCTGTGAATTCGTATATCACACCTCCAGCATTTTGTTTCCTTTCATCACAGCCTGTAGCATCCTAACAAGCGGTTGTCTACGCTTTGCCCTGGTTGTGCCGTCTTGATAGCCTGTCCTATATTGCTGCTTGTCTACTGGATCACTTGGTAAACACCTGGCCACCCCAATAAATCCATGATTAAAACCTACCTGATAATACCCACCTTCTTTCCACACATAAAACCCTCCTAAGTTTTAATAATTTTTCTACCTGGTGTTACTCTATGCACTATGTGCAACTCACCGGGTAAATCTTTAACAACTAACCAGTTATTCGGGTTTAATTTGCTTGCTTTGATTATTTCTTTCTGTTTACGGGTAGGATTTTTTCCGTGTTTCATATAGCTGTTTCCTTCCGTAAATCGTGATATTCAAATTCGTTATGTCTACAGTCAAATGATATTACAGGGTTTTCACGGCAAACTATTCCACAACTGATAGTCTTGGCACCGCTTGAGCATGTCCCACATTTGGACTTAATCAGTTCCCTCTTTTCCTGGACAAGCTGCTTCCAGCGTTCCTTCGGAGTCAATAACAGCACCTCCCTGTTCAGATTCCCAGCAGTCAAAGCCATCACAAGCGTTACAGGGGTAATCTTCACTGCCTACAACTTTGTGTTTGCAGTTATCGCAGTTACGTTCAGCAGGTATGTTCTGGACATCAATCTCTAACTGAAGCAAGCAGTACCCAAGTTTATCTGCAACCGGGTTTTCTTCTTGCAAATCCGGCTCAGTGGCGTATCTCATGTTCTTGTCAAAGTCTCTAACAAGAAACAGCATCCTGCCGTATTGCTCTGGCTCAATTCCGCTAGGAAAAAGAAGTTGCAGGTAAGCTTCCGACTTTGCGTAAGAGTCACCATATTTTTTATTCTTCTTTGCCACTAAGTTAGCGATGTTAACGGCATGTGGCATCCATTTATTTTCTATCATAATATCCCCTCTCACGGTTCTTCTTGATCATAAATTGCCTGCCTTCCTCAATACTCACACCGCTCTGTTCCTCTCGCATACGTTGAAGTGTTTCAACACTCTGCCCAATGTCATGTAGTTCAACATCCATATCGCCAAGCATACCTTCGTTGAAGGCTTTTATCGCCTCAGTGACTTCGGATAAGATGTGCTGCAATTGCTGTTCTACAGTGTTGGTGTCAGCAAACTTAATGCGTGGGTATTTGTACATCAACAACCTGCTTTCTTAGCTAACCAGTTACAACACTTACCCCAAACAGTCTGATTCTCTATTCGATAAATCCTTTCGAGTAAAGACTTGTAGCAGGTATTTAATATAAAAACTTTACTTTTAAGCCACTTAATATCAGTTTTAACTTGAGATATTCGGTTCCCCTGGTCAATGCAAACTCGTCCTTGTACTTCAGCTGTTTCACGAAGGTCCTTTAATTCGGCTTTCACCCGCAGGAGTTGACTTTCTAAGCGCTGGATACGTGAGTTTGTTTTTCCCAACTTTCGCCCCTCCCAATTACTTCTTAAATCTTTTAGTTGTGTTCAAGCTACCGTAAGTACCATCGACTATAGACTTTATCCTCTTACCGTTACTGTTGAATTCTTCAAAGCATTTACGCTCCTTAACTATGTCAATTTTGTGCAACTTCACCAGGCGCGATATGAAACTTTTACTTACTCCATATTGTTGCGCCACCTGGTTTAAAGTTAATTTTTGTTTAACAAGTCGCTCTCTGAGTTTTTCTTTCGTCAACTCTGCTTTGACTTTATCACCTTTGGTTTTAACCAAGATCACCTCCGCAAATGTTTGGCATATTTCCCAGGTTATCTAGTATACATAGACTAGAGAGGTGTTTGTTTCCAACATAAAAGATTATTTTTTAAGTGGCCCAAAATCCCGGCCACACTCTACCAGTATTTATTCAGATTTTTGTAATAATCAAAACTGCCTTGCTTGCGTAACTTTTTTATCTTGCTCTTCACAGCAGGTACCGTCCTGCCCAGAGCTAAAGACATGATTTCTGAGCCATCAATCTCGTAATATTTGCAAAGGTACTCAACTTCATAGTCGGTAAATGGTTCTCCCTGATTACCATACAGTTCAGGGTCGTAGGCGGTTAGTGTTGTTGTATCCATAACCTGTTTAACCTAAGCCACCGACGAAACTCTTTTACAGTGCCTTTAAAAGCTATAAGTTTATACAACATCTTTTTAACACTCCTTATTAGTTATTAATTTTCCTTTAACAACCTAGTTGATCGGTATTGCCTTCACCCACAACAACTATATAATCCATCGCAAACCTAACGCTTTTAGCAATAAGCTTGACCGTTGGGACACCGGTCTGAACGCTCAACTCTTTAAGTATCGAGTGCGTTTCACTGTCTACCAATGCTGGCTTATATCCTGAGTTACTTTTCTCAACTGTAATTAATAATTTAGGCTTGGAATCACTCAAAATATCACCGCCTTTTACTTATTTAGGCCCCAGAACCATAGCCTTGTATTCTTCGTAAATCCCATTGTAGTTATCCAAGTTAAAATGAATTGCAACTACAAACCAGGCCCCTATCGCTCCCATAACTTCACCTTGGTAATAATCCGTGTCACCTTTATTTGTTGCCCAGAACTTAGCGCTCCGCATTATGTGGTTGTGAAGTGCTTCAAAGAGTTTTTGAGTGTTGTCTGGCATTTCAGTAAACCTCCTATCCGTAATTTCCATGTTTGACCGGGCAATTTTCGCAGTACCTACAAGCAACCTCTCGACCGTAAACCTTAGCCATTGCGCTTACTTCATCGGGGCTGGGAATCTTTTTACCGCCCTCTATACGGGCCAGTGTCCTTTCCCCGATGGGTATATGCTCCGCTGCCTCCAACCTACTTCGAAATCCTGCCTGTATCCGGGCCTGTCTGTAGATGTTCACTTACATCTTCCCCTTTCGCCAAACCACGTAGACGGTTTGCATAAAACCGTGCCAGCCCATCAATTTGCTCATCAAAGCTACCAGGCACCTGCCCGATGACTTCACGTTTAATAGTTTCTAAGGTATCCCGCCTGGAAGTGTATTTAACGATTACGAGCATAATAATTACCTGCCCCTCTGTGCCTATTAGGTTTAAGCTGTAGCAATTAACTTGCATCTACTAGCTACTATTTTTTTAAAGTGATTTTCTAAAGCATTTTTCCGCTGTTGAAAATCTGAAATAGCTAGGATAAGCCCAATGTCACAGCGTTGCAATGTTTCTACAGCCTGGATTTGATTTAATGTTAGATGTGGCTTAATCACTGCTCCTTTTTCTATGCCGTGAGCTTCTCGAAACTTCTTGGCATCCATGCCCAGCACAATGCGGTAAATCATGTTAATTTCATTTGAAAAATGATAGTGCTTTGGTTCTTCGTGAGCTGACATAATTGCATCGGTAAAAGCAGGAAATTCTATTTTAGTTGCAAGTAATGATTTGATGAAGGCTTCCATGTTGTTAAAGCGTTTAATATAGGCAATTTTAAATCTAAGTGCCTTTTCCCCAGTAAAACCCATAGTTAAAAGGGTAAATCCGTCGCGGGATAATAGATACTCTGGGTATTTCTTTCCGCGCTCTTTGTAGGATGATTCAATGAAGTTGTTTTTCCAATCTGACTCCTCAATTTTGAGGAGCGAATCTATGGTATTTTCTATATCCCGTAGAACATTGTCATGCCTTTTATTAAAACTTTCCGCTACCTGACGACTACTACAAAAGACCAGACCGTTACGTTCATAAAGGTTAAATTCTGGATTAAGGGCTAATTTAGCTATCTTCATCACCCCTTAAATTTTGGTTACATGTGTGAGCGTCCCTACGAAGCACCTTAGCCAGATACTCAGTTGCTGGGGCTAAATAGTCCTCTAACGAACCAGTGGAAGGTCGAATGTTAGCGTAAGTAGTGCTAATTTCTTTACCTGTTTTCCTGTCGATTCTGACGATTGCTGTGGCGTCGTATAACATATAGATTCACCTTCTAGTTGACAAACCGTATACATTTAGTATATAGTTTTAATAAGTTTTTGTTGCTCAAACGCACTTGTCTATGTACTCAGTACACGTTTCAGGCATGAAAATATCCCCTACTTCACACTGTAGACATTGTGCTATTTTAAATTGTAGCTGCATTGATGGGAAACGATCACCGCGAATTATTTTGAATAAATGGTCAGGTGTCACACCTACAGTTTTAGCAAGTCCTGCAATCGTTATTTTGTTAGATTGAGTGCTGTTTATTTTGAGTATTTGCTTTTTAATATTATTTTTAATATTTATCTTTTGCGTATGCATAATTTTATCACCACCTGTATATACTTAGAGTACATGTCCTGCACATAGTATAGACTAATAGTACACATAGACGCAAAGTACATTTAAGCCTATATTTGCTTATTTTTTGTGTTTATTTTTACCATCATCAATATATCTATTATTTGCTTAAAATTACTTTAAAAAAAGGTTGTGTTAAATTTATGGACTTAGGAAGCAAAATCGATAAAATAAGAAATAACCTTAGTTATATTGATTTTTCTAAGGCCATTGAGCAAAAGACAGGGCACGAAATAAGTCCTTCAAGCCTCCATAAATACATTACGAATCAAAGGAATCCATCTTACAAGATGCTTGAAACCATAGCATTGTATGGTGATGTACCAATAACCTTTTTCTTCGATAAAGGTAACCCTATTTACAAAAAAGTTCAGAGATTAGATAAATTAAAACAGCTAAAGAAAGATTACAATGACCTTAAAACAATAAAGGAAATACCTATTTTAGGAGAGGTACCAGCTGGCGAACCAAACTTACATCCTGAAATATTTGAAGGTAACTATCCTCTCCCAATGTCAATTTACAATAATGAATCATTTGCCTTGCGTATCAAAGGAGATAGTATGCTTGACGTAGGTATTGAGCACGGTGATTTAGTATTGGTTCGTAAGCAACCTACAGCAGAAATGGGACAAACTATAATTGCAAGAATAGGTGATGAAGTAACCTGTAAACGATTTTATATTAAAAACGGACTTCCGGTATTGGAACCAGCCAACTCAAAGTATAAAACGATAGAGCCAAGGGAATTAGAGATAGTAGGAATAGTAACAAAAATAATCAAGGAGTTGGAGTAGTGTGTTACGGGGAGTAATTTACGCCAGGTATTCATCAGACAACCAAAGAGAAGAATCTATAGATGCCCAGGTGTATGAAATAAAAGAATACGCCCGGGCAAATAATATTTCTATAGTAAAAATATATACTGATGAAGCCAGATCCGCTACAACCGATAATCGGCCTGGCTTTCTTAAAATGATAGACGATGCAAATAAAGGCATATTTGAGGTTATACTAATCCATAAGTTGGACAGGTTTGCCCGGAATAGATATG